GTGAGAAAGAACTAAAAGATTTTGTAAGAAATTTTGGAATGAATTCTGGATCTAAAATTCCAAAATATGCTCTGACGCCAGATTGGAAAAAAGTAGCTAGTCAATATTCAGGCATTGAAATTTGCCCATATATTCACAGTATGAGACTGGAAATGTCATGGTACTATCCTTGGGATGTTGCATCAGGATGCATTTGGGATCCATCAGCGATAAAGAGTTTGAAATTGGTAGGAGGCACAATGGCAAAGAAAGAAAATCTAAATGAAGGTCTTGTTGACCTAATCAAAAAAGCTGTTGCTTCTGCAAAACAAGGTGTAAGCCAAGGTTGGGAGAAAGTTCAAGGAGCGTTGCGTTCGGCTGTCGCAAATCTATCCGGTATCATTCAAAAGAAAGCTCCTGAACTTGCAAAGTTGAAACCTCAACTTCAATTCATTGTTGATATAAAAAATGAAGCTGAAAAGGAAACGGGTGAAAAGTTTCCTATTGATAACACAATGCAAATTGCTCAAAACCTTACAAACAAGGTCAAGGAGGCTTCACAAGAAATAAATGGATTGAAAGCTCAGGTAAGTAACGTTGTAAATCAAGGACAGCAAGTTCCTCAGAACCAAAGAGGTGTTCAAGAAGCTTTTGCAATTCAACTTACAGGAATTCTAAACGAAACAATCGCTGAATACTCCGCAGACAAAGCTTCACAACCACTAAATGAAGCTCTTGGAGTAACAACTGTTATTGGATTGGTTCTTGGAATAATGGGAGGAATTCCATTACTTTTGAAAGGTCTTTACAAGTTTTCAAAGTTCCTAGGTCTTGAAAAAACTTCTCATGCGATTGAACATGCATATCATGTGGCTCACAAGATTGAGGAAAAAGGAATTGACATAATTATTCCTGACAGACTTTCTTATGTTATCTACAAGAAAGCTTGGGCAAAGGGCTTCAAGACGTCAAAGACATTCCTTGAATTTGCAGACTACTCACAAAACAAACAACACGCAAAACAAAAAGTTGAATCGCTCATTTACAAACTTCTTCTTGTTTATTTTGCAGCAGAAGGTATTTCGGGTTTGTTGCACTCAACATCAGCAGCACTTGCAACAGCAGAAGGTGCAGCCTCTACTGTAAAGGCAGTTGAAATTGCAACAGGCATTGTTGATGCTGTATCAATCGTAAAGAAGGTATGAAATGTTTGATGACATTTACAAACAAGTTCAAAAGAACACGCTTTTAGAAAAAATTCGTTCAAAGTCTTTCAATTGGAATGAGTTCAAAAAACTTGCAGAAAAAAACAATATGGAAGAAGCGAACACCTATGCTCAAAAACGGCTTCAATGGCTCGGAGCGGGATCTTCCAGATGTGCCTTCGTTTTATCCTCACGTTTTGTGTTGAAATCCGCTCTTGGAGCAGGTCCAATAGGATTAGCTTCTTTGAAGGGTGTAGCTCAAAACAAAAATGAAGTTGAAGTTTTCACAAGCCCAAATTTGAAGTCAATCTTTACAGAAATTTATGACTTTGATAGCAACTATAGATGGCTTGTTTGCGAGATTGTGAAAGAAGCGCATAACAGAGATTATCTTCGAGCTTTTGGATGTACCAAAGCATTCTTCTTTTATGTTTTGAACAAAACCATTGATAAAAAAACTGCACCAACTGAAGCGGTTTTGAAAGAGTTGGCGCAAGGATATCGCGAAAATGTAAACAAAATAAACTTCAAAAAACTTTTTGAAACGTTCAATGGCGTTGAAGAAGCAACCAAATATGGTTTACATGGAAGAGATATGCGATATGATGACCATTGGGGAATTACTGCCTCTGGTAGAATTGTATTATTGGACTTTGGTCTTTCTCTTGACATTTGGGACCAACACTATCTAGGAGGTAGAATCTAACGATGAATTTTATCGATAAAAGATTTAGACAACTAATGGAACAAACTGACATTGAAGAGAAGTTGAGAGGCAGAAGAGGCACTCAAAACAGTTCCTTCAATTTCAAAGAATTCCAACAGATTGATAGCGAAAAGTGGTCAGTAGCAAATCATTATGCAAAAGAAAGTCTTGAAAAGATAGGTCAAGGTTCTTCACGAGCTGTTTACATTTTATCATCTAGATATGTTTTGAAAATTGCAATGAATAAAGCAGGTTTCGCCCAAAACAAACTCGAAACACAAATGTCACAGGATCCTGAAGTTTCTCACATTCTTGCCAAGGTTTACAAACACAATCCTGAAGGGATGTGGCTTGTTTCCGATTTGGTGAAACCAATGGATCAATTTGATAATTCCACGAAAGAATTCATCAAGATTGCCGGATTTGATTTCTACGACCTCTTTGATGGTTCGGATCGAGCCGGACGCCTTGAAACATATCTTGATGATCTTGAAATGATAAAAGAAATGATTATCAGCTTGCAAAAGAGTTTAGAAACAACAAAAAATCCCAAAGATATCAAACAAATACAAAAGAATATTCAACATTATCAAAAAAATATAAAAAGTTTGGAACTGAACATTGAAATGCTTCGTGCTGATCTTGGAGAAGAAACTGAACTTTTCAAGAAGTACAGGGAAGCAATTGAACATGCAAGAAAGAAATATGGGTTATCAGAAGGTGATGCTGGAAAAATTGAGCATTGGGGCAAGACACCAGACGGAAGAGTTGTTCTTCTTGATTATGGTTTGAACGATGAAATTTATATCAACTTTTATGCATTCAATGCCTGACTCAGCAAATAAAAGAAAATACTTACAAAAGAGGTTTTGATGTTCCTTCGTGAATTTGAAAAAATCGAGAGTGAGGTTCTGATGGAGAAACTGAAAAGCAAAGGACAGTTCAATTTCCAACAATGGAAAAATTTGCCCTTCGTTGATCAGCTTCGGCAATTAGAACAACAGTTTCAAGTATTAGGAGAAGGATCTTCAAGAAAAGTTTTTCTTTTGAGTAATCGCTTTGTTATGAAGTTTGCAACCAATTCAAAAGGCATTGCACAAAACAAAACAGAAGTTCAGTTTGCTCAAGATAAAACACTGCAACCTGCTCTTGCTTTAATTCAAAACAGTGACCCAAAAGGTAACTGGGTTATGGCTCAACTTGTTCGTCCTCTTACATCTTGGAATGAGTTTGAGAAAATCAAAGGATATTCTTCTGAGATTATCGGATATGCAATGGGTGATCAATGGGAACCATCAGACATTGATCAATCTAAAATGTCAACACCTGAACAGAAAGTCAAAGCAAAACAAGACTTGATTTTCTTGAATGCTATCAACAACCTTGTCAAGAAGGGTCTTATTCGTGGTGATATGAAGTTCCATGATCATTGGGGCAAAACTCCAGATGGTCGTGTTGTTCTTTTGGATTATGGTTTTGACAGAAACACAGCAAATACAGAGTATGCAAAAGATGGTAAGTCCATTGGTTCTGACAGTGCTACTAGAAAACCTGTGAAAACAAAAACATCAGCACAAACCCCTGGAAATCAAGCTCCAACTGTTGCTCCTCCTAAGAAACAGGCTCAATAAGAATGAATGACCCCTCATGGGTCTGAGCTCTTCTCTAATTGGTTATGTTCCATTCATTATCCTAAATCGATATTCCTCTTGGGGTTTATCTATTTATCGATATGTCTCAAAACAAAAACTCAACTCGTTTCAATATCGAAAGGGATCCTTCGGACCCTAAACCTCATTTGAATTCGGGATATGAGGATATTCCATCAACTGATTTTACCATTCCTCCATGCGGAATTACTGATGCAGATGAAGGAATGTTTAACCTATTCAATCGTGAAATTCCATTTACAATTGCTAAGGTTCGGACATCAAATGGAGCTGTTGATGTAAAGAAACCAAGTGTTATCTTTGCAACTGGAGAAAGATTTGCTACAGCAAAACAACTGAAACCTTTGAAAGATAAGGATGGAAGAATTATTCTTCCAGCTATCTCAATTAGACGCCGTGGCATTGAACAGACCACTGAGGATATCAATGGTCGAGGAATAAACCAACAGACAGGTACATTGACGATTTCAAAGAAACTTTCCGACAAGGACAGAGACTTTCAAAACTATTTGAACAAGTTTGCCTTGGAAAATATGAACCTTCCTGAAACGTCAAGAGAGACGGGAATCGATCAGTATGAAGAAGATGTTATTCAAGGGGGACTTCTTCAACCGAAGTTGAAATCAACAGCAAACATCTATGAAATCTATACGATACCACAACCTCAGTTTTTTACAGCAACTTATGAGATTGTGTTTTGGACTTCATTTACAGAGCACATGACCTATATGATTGAAACATTCATGTCTTCTTATCTTCCTCAAGACAAGATGTTTCGAATAAATACGGATAAAGGCTATTGGTTCTTGGCTTACGTTGAAGATCAGATGGCAAGTGGTGACAACTTTGATGACTTCAAAGATAACCGCCGTGTCCTAAGATACACCATCAATATGAAAGTAAAGGGCTACATCCTTGCTACGAACGCCCCAGGGCAGCCTGTGCCTGTTAGAAAATGGATCAGTGCTCCAGACATTGTATTTGACTTCCACAATATGGAGAATGACGTACACAAATCAGAAAACCTTGAGAGGGAGCCCGTTGCTCTCGGAGTTGAGGACAAGTTCATTCTTTCTGATATTCAAGAAAATCCGAAAACTAAACAGAAAGATACAACTGATAGGAAGTATTTAGTCAAGAAAGAATTTGTAGATAAAAGGAC